GAAGGTGCTGGATAGTCTTGCTCAAAGGTTACAGGGAATCTCTCAAGGAATGCTTCATTAAGAACATTAGTTCCTATAAATCTACCATCATCAGATCCTTTACCTTTAGTATTAGCAGTAGCAACTACATTGAATCCTACCGCAGGTCTGACAAACCTACCGATTTTTTTGAGGAACACGCCTTTGCCTTCAAGTATGGGTTGGAGGCATAAGATTTTGTTACTAGCCAAGTCAACCTCATCGAGTAACAAGATTGCTCCTCGTTCAAGTGCTTCAATGACAGGTCCGTTATGCCAAACTGTTGCCCCATCAACAAGGCGAAACCCACCCAAAAGATCGTCTTCATCAGTTTCAATAGTAATGTTTACACGAATAAGTTCTCTCTTTAACTGAGCACATGCTTGCTCCACACCAAAAGTTTTACCATTACCTGATAGACCAGTGATGAATGTAGGATAGAATTGCTTTGATTGTATTACTTTCTTTACATCAGTAAAAGAACCAAACTTAACAAAAGTATCATCATTTTCAGGAACAAGATCTTGTTCTACACGAGAAGTAACTGCAGGAGCAGCAAATGCTTTTTCAATCTTTTTAACTTCTTGTAATGTAACTTCAAGGTTCCACTTACCTTTTGCTACATTATACTTCTTTAATTTCTTAGTAACTGTTTGATATGAAATATCATTAAGAGAACAAAATCCACGGATGTCAGCAGCAGTAAACTCAGAACCATATATTCCTCTTAATCCGTCAACGATTTGGTCTTCAGTCATCTTTAATTCAAATGCCATAATGTAGTGTTTTATTTAGTTGTACATATTATAAGACTAAAAAAGGGGTCTTACGACCCCTTGTGTACCAGTTTGTTAATTGGTCTTAACTGTCAAGACTAGCAATATGTGCTTCAAGTTGCTCTACTAATTTTGGTTGAGATAATCTTCTATCCAACTCAATACCAACACTTCTACCAATCTCTTCTAACTTAACTTTTGAAACCCACTTTAAATCTTTAGGTATATCTACAGTTGGAGATTTAGCAACAGGCATATCATCCAAAGGATTCTCATACACTGGAGGTGTAGGAGGTGTTTCCTCAACTACTGGTTCTGGGGGAGCAGGTGGGGCAGGGGGAGCAGTAGTTTCAACAACTCCTGTCTCATGTGTTGTTGTAGCCAGACCAGCCAATTCAGAAAACTTACTCATAACTTTACTTAATTCCTCTAGTTATTTATTATTCAGAAGTCTCAGCTTTAGGAGGTTCTTCTGTATTTGTTTCTGGTGCAGATTCTTCCTTTGGTGCATGAACCTTAGCATATGCAGCCAATAACCCTTCTGCGTCTTTAGGTGTAATTCTAGGCATAGTAAAAATTGTAAGGTATTTTTATTTATATAACCCAATTTGGTTGCCTGGATGGGTCACGTAGATAATTAGATGCAACCCAAGGTTTGCTCCTAATGTAATTTTTGTAAGCAGTAAAAGTGTCAATGCTTGTGTCATGTTTATACTCGTCAGGCATTGCTCTCGTGAAGGTTTTAGGGAGATCATAATTCTTTGGAAATATTTTGTCTGCATGTTCTATGGTGCTCTGACAACTGTGTGTCTTGCCATATCTGTGTGTATACTCTGCACATAATGCTAGACCATGTAGTATTAACCACGTGTAATTATCTTGTGCCCAGATAGTGCAAGGATGATTACGGAATGCACCCTTGTCTGTTTTGTATGGAGTGCCATCTAACTTAGGCAATGTACCAAAACCATGACCCCACTTATCTGATGCAACAATAGATAACATTTGACATGATTCTAGTGGCATCTTAACGATGTGCTTATCAGGTAAGCATTGAGCAGATGTAACAGGATCTGGATCAGTAACAAAAATATTCATATTTTTATTATACCACCAATTCAATAAATTCGCCAAGAATTTTTTTATTCATTTTTTTACCCTTTAAACTCTTAAAGAATGCTTTTTTAATTTGTGCTTTTGTAGCATCACTATCAACTTCAAACTCATCATCAGATGCTAAAGCAGCTGCTGATAATCCAAAATAACTATCATATCCAGAAGATTTAATACTAAATGACTTAGTTTTTTTCCAATCTTTTGTTGCTCTTTCAAAGTCTTTTCCAGAATATCCACAATACTGGCGAATAAAATAACTACCATCTCTAGGGGATAATAAACGAATACCAACAAAATTTATATCAGTAAATTTATCCTTTAAATTTCTTATTAAAGTTGAAGTACTTTCTCTCCAATTATCAGTGAATTTATAAACATTACCAGTTGTTCTATCCCTCAAACAAGTATTCCAACCAATGTAATTAGTTCCTAAAAAAGGATCTTCTTCCCAAGGTCTTTGCACCTCTCTATGATATCGTATTGGATTTGCGTCACCATCAGTAAGAATTACACACTGAACTTTTTGCAACTGATGTTTCTTTTTAAATTGTGGAAGAATTTCATGTAAACAAACAATTGTTTCATTTAAAGGTGTTCCTGAAAGATTCATTCCAATTGGAACACCATACTGAGTCCATGTAGTTCTACCAAATGTTTTAGCACATCTGAAAATATTAAGCATTTGCTTTTCCAATTCTTTTCCATTTACATTACTAGTAAATAAATTCATTAAACTGAAATTATGCTCTAATGCTGCTACTCCTGATTTTGGAACATAAGATGATTGGCAATTTGGTTTACCCTCTTCATCAAAATTTGGAAAATTTAAAGTAAAAGCATATACTTCAAATGGAATAGAAACTTTCCTACAAAACCAAATTAAATTATAAAGTTGTTTAATAGTATCTTCTATTACATCTGCCATTGATCCAGACCAATCAAGAATGAACACCAACCCATGATTTTTTCCATCAGGAACTACATTTATCTTTTTGAAAAGATCTTCATTAAAATTATAAGTATGAAGTTTTGAGGTATTAAGAATACCTGTTTTTGATAATGTAGAACGAGCATATGAATCAGCAGCTTTCTTACACTCAAATTCCTTAACCAAATAACTTACTTCTTTCTGTGCTGATTTTTTAAATTTAGCATACTCAAGATCAACCTCAGAGAATACTGTTAAATTTTCTAATTCTTCTTCAGTTACATCATACCTATATGGTTTTTTATCTTTATAATCTTCCCAATTTCTATGGCATAAATGATGAATTAATTCATTAGAAATAATTATTTTATCTATGTCTATCTTAGGAAGTTCTACATAAGTATTTTCAGCACCACCAATATCAACTAAATCTTTAACAGCATTATTAAAAGATTCTACTGTTTCAACATCTGGTTCAAGATTTTCAAGTTGTTCTTGCAATTCTTCTATAGTTGGTTGAACTTGAGATGATGATGATTGTGTAGTTTGATACTCTACATCAATTTTATCTCCATCTTCACCATCACCCTCTTCATCATATTCACTATCATCATCACCCAAATTTGGAAGACCAGATCCTTTTATATCTACGCCAATACTATCTGCAGATTCTGCTTCTGCAATCTGTTCTTTAAGATCATTTTCCATCTCATCTTGACAATAAGAATAAAGAACTTTAGCAGCATTTATAGCATCATCAAAAGACTCTGAATTTCTAACTAAATCAACAATCTCCTTTTCAGGAATTGAAAAAGATATATCAACGAATGAACCAATCTTGAAATATAGATTAACTCTATCAGCAAGGTTAAGACTATCAACATCTTTACCAGTTATTTCAAAGAAATCATCATCTGAAAGTTCATGGTATCCGTTATAGAAAGTTTTTGAAATACCCCCATATCTACGCCTCATCAACTTCTCAATCCTTGCATCTTCTGTGATGTTTATAAAAGCATGAGGAACATCACTTGGTGGTTCTACATCAGGGGTATAAAGAGCGTGTCCAACCTCATGAGCAACTAAAGCATCATAAACATTATTACTTGCCTTTTCCCACATAGGAAGTGTTAAAACCCTTGTATGTACATTAAATTCAGCAGTTTCTACTTTTTTATGCTCAACTATAAGATCTTCAGTAGCAAGAAGTTTAGCAAGTTGTGATTTAATTTCGTGGGAAACAGGCATAGTTGATTTCTTTTGATGTACCTATCATACTAGAAAACCGCCTCTTGGGGCGGTTGAGTAGACACTTTATCAACTGTCTGCGTCTTTCTCTAGCACTTCTGAGTGCCTGTGGTTTAAGTTTTCGTTTGGCATCCTTTTTAGAATGGTGTTGCCAGTTCGGGGTATTCATTTGTAGTTGTAACTTGAATCTCCATGATACACCTTACCGTGAGGCATGAAGTTCATTGCAAGGGAATATCTATATTTATCAGTATCATTCTCCACTGTCCAATGGAACATATGACTCGGAAATATTAGCATTGTACCTTTTTTAATTTGAATTTCTGCCTTACCATAAGGTATGAACTGAGGATCAGTGCATTTAAATCCAATATCAATTTGAGGTTGATCTGCTTTCTCGAATATGATTGATGATGTATTTTCATATGGATAAAAAACAGCACTCCACATGCAGTTAGTATGTTTATGTCTATAAATTACAGAACCAGGAGATGTACGTGTCCACCAACTAGTAGTCATCTTCATTGGAAGTTCATATCCAAGAGTTTCTAGGCACAAATTAACCTTAGCATCAAACTGCCCAGAAATATATTTAAGTGATCTTAAAACAAATTTATCCTCACTTGCATCATTTGATTTATTTGTCCATTCAATATTCTTTAGAGTTTTCAAAGAAGGTTCAATCAACTCTGTTGCATCTATCTGATAAAGAAGTGTGGGGAATAATCTGAGTATTCCCATCTCAACATTTTTCTTACCCATTTTTAATAATTATAAGAAGAATCTCCACATACAACTTGTCCATCTGGCATATAATTCATTGCCATAGAATATCTTATATTATCTTTTGAATTGCATATAACCTTATGTTTTAATAAACTTGGAAATAATAACAATCTTCCAATTTCACAAGGAAATCCAACGTCACCATATTGACCTAATTCAGAACTTGGACTATTAGATGGTACATGAATTGGTGGAGTATCTTTTATAAAAGTTAACATACCATTATCTTCCTCAAAATAAAATACAGAACTCCAAATACAATTTGCATGATTATGAGTTTCTATATGCCCATACGGAGCAATCCTAGTAAACCAACTAGTAGTCATTTTGAAAGAAGTTTCAAATTCAGATTCTGCTAAAGCATCATTTACTCTATTTTCAAATTCTTTAACCAACTTAGTATTAGTATTACTTAAAGCATACAAATCTTCAGATTGACCATGATATTGACTATCATTAAAAACAATATCTTCAGCTATTTTTTTTACGTCGTCAACTAAATCAGAACAATCTAGAACATAAACCAATGTTGGAAAAATGTTAAATCTATAATTACCGTTATCAAATTTTGTTACGTTACCTTGAGTTTCCATGCTATTGTTACCCTTAATCCATAAAATAATCTAGTAGTTGGTTCTGCATAATGATACAGTTTTGATGGGAAAAATACACCAGTATTTGGTTTAGGATAATAGTTATAATGATTTCCATCATTATCTAAAATCCATAT